GTACGGCGTGAAGTAAAAGCCAAGGTGAGGTGTCCGAGGTTGCTCGGTGCATCTCGGGTGATGTAGGTGATGATTCTGCCACGCCTCTAATTGGTTTGAGTGATTCAATGAGTTCAGTTGTAATCGGCGAATACGAATTCCTGGATCGTTATCCTTACGGTAGCGATCCGGTCTGGCCAGTCACACTGGAAGATTTGAAGCTTCACATTCAATTGGATCATTCGGCGGACGATTCGTTGATCGAGTTCGGTAAGGGTGGCTGGTTGGCAGCAGCAACGCAAGAGATTGAGCGTCGCGGCCAGGTGTCGCTGATCCAGCAAAAGTGGCGGGTGCTCTTGGATTACTTGCCAAGTGACGAGACGATTCACTTGACTCGCGGTCCGGTGACTGCGATCACGGTCGTGAAATACCTAGACGTGAATGGCGCCGAGCAAACGCTATCGGCGTCGAACTATCGAGCGATACTGAAGGGCAAGGCTCGCGGGCTGTACTTCTCCGATGACAACGCGAGTATTGTGCTGGCCGATGGGCCCGGTGTCGTGTGGATCGACTACGTGGCTGGTTTTGGGACGGATCCGGATGCCGTGCCAGCGCCGTGGCGGGCTCTGGTTGCGGGATTGGCGTTTCATAGTTACGAGCGTCGCGGCCTGGTGGCTGGCGGTGGAATCGACGAGGCGTTTGAACTGATGATCGAACGCAAGGTAATTGCGGCGGGTGCGTGTCGGAGATACGTCTGATGTCGTTGCCTCAACAGAGTACTAGCCGAATGGCTCCGATCGTGTTTCGCGATCGTGTGCAGATCATGGCCGACGAGGCTTCCGGCGGTGCCAGCCAGCCTGCTTATACAGCCGAGGTCGCGTCCAGTCTTCCGGCGGAAGTGATTCAGACTTCGGGCGGCGAGATCGTGCGAGGTAAGCAGGTGGAGGCGATCACGGTGATGGTCGTTTGCTTGCGGTTCAATCCGAGCCTGATGTTCACGGCTAAGTGCCAGGTGACAATTCTGAGCGGTGTGTATAAGGATCAGGTGGTTTACGTCCATCGTGTGCTGTACGAGAACGAGCATGGCCGACCGGCTCGCGTGCAGCTGCACTGCAAGCATGTGGAGTAAACCTATGGAGTAAACCTATGGAGTAAACATGGCACGAGCACAGATTGAACTATCGATCGACCAAGTAACTTGGACGGCCGCCGATCAGCAGTTAGCGAATCTGGTGATTCAAGTTCGCGGTAAGGCGATCAGCGGCGCGATTCGCAAGGTTGGCAATGCGATCAAGTCGCAAACCAAATCGATTCTGCCCAAGCCGGGTTACCCCGGTGACAAGCCTGGATTGGCTCCGCTGCGCGAAACGATGAAGGTAAAGGTCAAGGAGTATGAAGGCGGTGCGATCAAGGTGATGGTGGTTGGGTACACCTATTCGCGGACGCCTGGCGTGGGTGGCAATCATGGTCACTTGCTCGAAGGCGGGCACGATATTGTTACCGGCGGCTCAAAGAAAAAGGGCGGGACAGTGATTGGTCATGTCGCTCCGCACGAGTACATGATTCGCGTAGTAAATACAACAAAGCCTCAGCAGCAATCGATTCTGATAACTGCCGTGAAGGATGCATTGAAGAAGCCTTGAGGTAAATAGTGGCCGACTTTCTCGACGAAGTAGATGGCGATTTCGTAAAACACTTGCGAGCGAGCTCGGCGATCGCTGCGTTGGTTGGCAGCAGTACGGACGCTAGGATTTTCCCCGAAATGGCCCGGCAAGGAGCAGAACTGCCGCACATCATCTACACGCAAGCGGCGGGATCGATGCATAAGTCACACTCTGGCCGAACTGGCGACAAGGAGTGGACTCTGCACGTCTACTGCTTTGGTGCAACGCAGCCAGCGGCTAGGGCTCTGGCCAATTTGCTGGAACCGTACCTGAACGACATTGCGAACAGTGCCGACACGACGATCGGAAGCGGGACGAAAATCAAAACGTGCAATGGTGAGATCGTTGATTGCGGTGTTGAGCCTGCGGCGAACTCTTCTGATGTCAAAAAGTTTTGGGTGCGTCTTGTAGTGCGTTTTTTAATCGGGTGAAATAATGGCAGAAAAACAACAAGGTGCAACACTCGTTTTTGGCACCAGTGCAGGTTCTTGGAGCATCCTGAGCATCGGGCGATTCAACGCGCCGATTCCGAAGCTCGACGACACGCACTTAGGAACAACCTCGCGCCGCGAGTCAATTTTTGGCGTCCTTGAAGATCCGCAACCATTCACCGTGACCGTCCAGAATAAGGGCGGGACAGCGTATCCGGTCAAGGGTCTCGTGCAGACAATCACGATCACGAGCCCGTTGGGTACTTGGACGACTGCTGAAAAGCTGATCGGTTCTGGCGCAGTCATCGATGTGAAGACTGCCGAATTCCAGTCCGGCAACGAGGCGATTCAAACGGTTGAGTTTGAAATCCAGTTCGATGGAAAAACAGGTCCAGCGAGAACGCTGGCTGCATAGTTTCTGTTGGTTGGTTTGTTGTTTTTACTGTGGGATAGAATGAAACATGGAATTGCAAGTTGAGTTGCGGAAGCAGATCGCCGAGGAGTTCAATCGCGAGTTGAACAAGGTGGTCAAGGTCGACGTCAAGCAGTATTCAATCATCGTCGACGGCAAAGAGATCGGTATGGTCTGCCAGGCCAACGGGTTGCCGATCAATTGGTTGCCGATCGCAAATGGATACCAGCCAGAAGTGTTGGCGGAGCTCGAGAAGGTGGTTAGTACTGAGCTGATCAAACTGCATGGTGAGGCGTCTGGCATTCGGCCAGCGAACGCACCTATTGATCAGGAGTCAGTCAACGAGGCGATTGAGATCGCGGCCAAGATGACTGATCGCGAGAATTCGGTCGAAGATCCGCAAGATCAGAGCAATCTGTAAGCAAAATTTGTTCGCTTTCCTTTCGGCTCTACTGCCGCTTTTAGTATCCCGCTAGATGCGGCAGTAGTTTTTTGTGATGTGCGTCCAGTCTGTGCTTGGTCCTTCTAAGGCTCCCACAGGCCCCGCTGATCAACACAGGCTGGACGTATGTTTCATGTGGTTCTGTGGGTTTCTTCATGTGGTCAAGGGTTGAATCATGGCGTTGAGTCGTAAGGCATTGTTGTCGCGTCCCATTCCTAAGTCGCAGGAGTGCATTCTGCCGGGCGGTGGGTCAGTGTTGATGAAAGTCCCCGGCGGTCCTGATTGGCGAGCGTACCAAGCCAGTCTTCGCGACAAGGAAGGTCGCTATCTGGACAAGCGACTGGATCGTGGCGACGAGCTGCTGATTGCGACGCTGGTGATCGATCCTGAGTCCAATGATCTGATGTTCTCAGTCGACGACGTGATGGCCGGTGTGTTCGACAATCCGCACATTGCAGCCGCCGACATCAATGCGATGTCGACCAAGGCTTACCAACTTTACGGCCGCACTGACACGCCAGTGTTGGTGACCGATGAGGACCGCGAAAAAAACTCCTTAGAAACCGTACCGAGCGAGTAATCCTCCAGATTGCTACTCGATGCGGTTTGCCTCCCAGCGAGATCGCGGCAACATGGAGTGCTGACGAGCTCCAGAACGCGGAGGTACTCGCAGACCTGGAAGGTTGGGGCCAGCAAAAGCGAATGGTTGCCAAGTTGTGCGCGGAAGTACATAACGTCGGAATCATTGGCCGGCATTGGCAGTATGCCGACAAGGGTTCGCCCCCTCCGAAGATGCTGGTTGAAGGCCAATTCTTGCCGCGAAAAGTTTACAAGCTGAATATCGCCAAGGCAGTCGATAAGAAAAAGGTTTCAAAATCGATTCAACAGACGGTTTCACAGACGATCGCTTCCATGGCTGGGTTCTAGTCGAAAAAGAATAACGGGTGGCTTGGCAAATCATGCCAGCCACCTTTTTTATTGGAGCATGCTTGTGGCTGATACCGTTGGCAGTTTGGCCTATAAACTTCGACTTGATTCAACGCAATTCGTTGCCGGGATGGTTGCAACTAAAGCGGAGTTTACTGCGGCCAAAGCGATTGCTCGAGACTCAGCCACCGGACTGGATGTTTACACCCGAGCCGCGAAAAACCTTGATGTGCTGCTTGCAAAGGGATTGGTGAATGATATTCAACACGGCGCGGCAAAAGAAAAGCTGACTCGCGAGTATCTCAAGCAAGAAGCTACTGTTCGACGTTTGACAGCGGCCGAGCTGTCCCATCTGAAGATGTTGCGTGACCTTTCCGCAGGGACCAAGACGACCGCCCAAGACGAAGCCAATCGCGCCAAGATCATGCAGCGGGGGGCTGAGATCACCGAGCAAACGCGATCCGCACAGGACCGGCTAAACCGATCATTGGCCGAGGCCCGCAAACTCTATCGCGAGGGGGCATTGTCAGCGGCAACTTATGCCAAGCACGTATCCGACTTGAAAAAGAACGCGGCTGGCGCTGGGATGCTCGGAGGCATGGGAGCAAAGGCCCTGGGAACGCTTGGCGCCATCACTGGCGGCTTGTCTCTTGTCGGCGTTGGCAGAGATGCCATCAAGATGACGGCCGACGTAGAGCGAGCTGGCGCGGCAATGGAGGCCTTTACGGGCAGTTCGGCCAAAGCGGCCAGTATGCTCAGCGAGATCCGCAAGCTGTCTTCACTGGCTGGCATCGGGTTTCGTGCGTTGAACGATGGCGCTTCGGCCATGATGGGCTACGGCGTTAGCACCGAGGTAACAACCGCCAAGCTACGCCAGTTTGCCGAAATCTCGCGCGGCGATACCGAGCGGTTCAAGTCGCTTGCTTTGGCATTCGGTCAAGTCAATGCGGCCGGCCGACTGATGGGCCAAGAAGTTCTGCAAATGGTGAACGCTGGCTTCAATCCGCTGCAAGAGATCGCGCGCACGACAGGAATTGAGTTCTCCACTCTCAAAAAGATGATGGAGAATGGCCAAGTTTCCGTTGATATGGTCAGCAAGGCCTTTGATACCGCCACTTCCGCCGGTGGTCGCTTCAATGGCATGCTTGATACCATCAGCAAAACTTCAGCCGGTTCACTTGGTCGCATGGGCGCCGAGTGGGAAATCTTCCTTGATAAACTTGGAAAATCCATGCCGGTCAAAGAAGGTGCAAACGAGATCACGAAGGGCTTACATGATGCGTCGACTATGTTGTCTGATCGTAAAGACGCCATTCAGCAACGCATGGACGACGCCAAGAAAAATCCTTCAAGGCTTC